ACTCGAATAATCAAGTCTACCGTAACGTTACCTAGAGCCGTAGTGCCTTGAACTCCAGTAAGGGCTACATTTGCATCACCCCCTACCGTTACAGAACCTGTTTCTATAGTCCCCGATACACCACTTACAGCAACTATCGCGTCGGCATTTATCGCAACATTACCTACGGCACCGGTAGCTTCTAATCCTGCTGGGGTTACATTTGCATCCCCTGATACTGCTACTGCTCCTAGAGCCGTGGTTCCTGCTACGCCTGTTACTGCTACTATTGCGTCTGCGGATACAACTACGGTTCCTGTTACGCCTGTAGCTTGTAGTCCTGATGGGTAGACATTGGCTTCACCACTTACAGCTACCGCACCAACATTGCCTGTACCAACTACTCCTGTAACGGCTACGACTGCATCCGCAGCTATACTTACACTACCTACAGCCCCAGTCGCTTGAAGGCCATCGACGTTGACAATAATAAGGGGGGTTCCCCAAGAACCTTGTCCCCAACTGGCGCGTCCCCAGCCTTCGTATGTCGTCGAAGATGGCATCCCTTAGTACCTAAGCAATCCTGATAATGGCGTTAGTAGCATCCGCTGTTGGGAAAGTAATCTGGAAATCCTCTGCCGTAGACGTTTTATCGCCACCAAAGTCGAGTACCGCAACAGATGGAGTAGATCCCCCTACCTGATATATTAAGGCTCCACGCGCTGTGATTGTTGCCGTGCTCCACGTAGTCGTACCAAAACTAAGAAACGCCGTAGTACCTGAAGTGGTAGGCGCGGTAGAGATAGACAGCGTATTTCCACCTGCCGTATACCCAGTACCCGACACTTCATTACTCGTAGTATATGCCGTAGTTGCAGCATCCAAAGACGCACTAGACGTATATAACGCGATCTTATAAGACTGCGCTGTGTTACTACTAAAATCCATTTCTCCATCCAAAAGTGCTTTCTTGAACGAAGTACACATTGCCTGTGTGATTGCCATGTTAAACTCCTTAAGTTACTGGAACCCGTAATTGCCCTGAACGAAACGCATCTTCGCGTAGTTTGCCATCCCCAAGATTCTTGAGTAGGCCGAGAGTCTGTAAAAATAACCGCTCGTACAGCGCCACAAGATCAGGTTCACCTTTCATAAACCGTATTGCTTCAACCAACGCACCATTCAATAACGCGCTGTCGAACTCATTACCTAACCACGTAGTACCTGCGGTCACGATAGACTCGGGGTAATACCCGTAATGTAGCTCTACCGCGTACCCACTGTTAGGTGTCGGCCCAACAATAAACGCATCATCATTAAAATATGCGTAATGCACAGGCAGTCCGGTAGAAGTAGCGTTAGGATATGCCTCACGTATAAAGTTAACGTCTTTATTAATGAGGTATGAATAGTTACCACTACCGTCAACTACTGCTAACGAGTACGACCATAAAAAGTCAGACGGTGTATCTAGGTATTTGTTGTCTGTGGTCAGCGAACCAGTAACGTTTTTACGTAACGCAGGTATCTGTACAGTGTTATATATCTTTTGTTCTGACTGTTCAGTGAACAAAGCGAGCTGGTCATCTGTAAAACTTGTTTCACAAATGTCCTGAATGTCTGCTTTAAGCTGCGTGTAATTCATGGTTTAAGCCATCGGCCCTCGACACATAAAACCTTTAGTCGCAGCACCAGCACCGCGCATTTTAATTCCAGACGTTTTAACGCCTTTCATACTTGGCTTGGGACCGTAAGCCTTAACACCTTTGTCTTTATGTACTTTTACTTCGTCCATACCAAAAACATTTTTAGGGTTATACATCGTACTACTCCTATGCAGTCGTTACTGTAACTGTACCTACTGACCCAGTAGCTACTAAGTTGTTAGGGGTCAAGCCAAATGGGTCATTCCCACCACCTACAGGGTTCCAACCCCACTGTATATCTCTACTACTATAAACTCCCGATACGCCTAAACTTCTATCTGGTCTAGGATTCCGTATTGCCTGTGGATCATTGACCGGAAACTCACCTAGTTTAAGCTGTGGTTGACTTGGATTCCAACACTCAGGACACGCTTTTATTTGCGTTTCTCTATCCTTAACAACCAAACTTTTTAATTGTTTTAGTTTGAACTGGAACCCACACACATCGCACATGGCGATGGCTTTCTTATCAGAAGCAAACCTCGTGCCCATTGTTAGATCCTACCTACGCGAGGCACAAACCTAATCGGGGCTTTTTCCCTGTCTTCTCCTGCAGCAAGTTCAAATTGTTCTTCGTATGCTGCCTTGAGCATGGGTACTCTATCCATAAACTCAGGGACTTTCATAGCAATATGGTAGGCTAACCCTGCTACTAGACATGGGAAAAACCTAAAATTCATATCAGCCGTCTCGATACCGTTACCTGCGTCTTGCACACGTCGCATACGCCAGTAAATAATCTGGTAGGTTTCAACATTGTCCGGGACGGGCCATACAGTTACCGAGGGGACTTGTTCCCAGTACGCCGGTATAGCGGTACCACCCACAGTATGTGTCGCTGCTGTGGTGCCCTGCTGGCCTCTGAAGCAGTTCTGTAACACGTTACCAGTAATGTAACTGTAGTTAATGATCTCGTTCTCTAACTTAATAAACCCCGCAGGAGGTAGTCCAGCCACCCCACTAAGAGTAATAGTCGTATCAGTACTGGATGCGGTAGCAGCTAACGTAAGACCTGTCGGGTAAGTTTGCCCACTATCCCTGTGCACTACGACTTGTATGGGTCGAGATTGTGTTATTTTGTTTGGTATTGACGAGTACGTACTAATACTAATCCGACTCAGTGTTAGGTCAGATTGTGTGGTTTGGTTGTTTGCACCCGTCCGAATAGAGTGTTCTAGCAAATCAATCGTATCGTCAGGTAACGCATAAGTAGACTGTCCTTGCACAAGATCTAATGACCCTTGCTCGATAGTCCACATGTTAATGCCGCGATTCTGCCACTCAATCGTCATCAGATTCATAGAACGACGTGCAGTCTGGAGATCATACCCAGACCGTAACTCACGCCCAGCGCGTTCCCACGCCTCTTCAGCGATGTCTGTAAAGGGCATATTGAATGCTGTTGTGCCTGATGTAGCCATTATCCCCACCCGCTCTTAGCTTTTTGTTTGGCTTTTGCGGAAAGCTGGCCGTAGTGATACAACTTTTTAGAGGCGCTAGACATCGTTTTACCCGTCATAAGTTTGCCATCAGGGTGCTTGTGCATACCCCCTTTGTGCTCACGACCGTCTTGGTAATAATGTTTTACGCCTTTAGCCACTTTGTTTCTTCCTACGTAACGATGCTACACGTTTCGGTTTACCTGCTGGTTGCCCCAGTTTCTTTTTCTGAGCAACCCTACTCGTCTTCTCTGCTTTAGTCATCTCGGAAGACGTTTTAGGTGTCTTACTAGATACCCGCTTTGTAGGTCTACAATACGGCGTATCGCGCTTTTCACCCTTCTTCCTACCACAGGCTTTACCGGTACGTACATCTTTCCAGTCTTCTTTAAACCAACGCTTTAACGATGCGCCTTTTTCGGTCTTTCTAACTGCCACTCTTGTTACCCCAGTTCTTAGCGCCTTTCTTGCGACACTTCGCAATAGCACCCGAAGCATAGGCGGAAGGAAAGACCTTGTAGCGAGACTTAACCTTGCTATAGCACGCGTCTTTAACCGAACCGCCTTTTTTGTAGTAACAGCGCATTAGCTACCTTTCATCGTTACCATTTTAGCAGCACGAACACCCTTGGTAGCGCAACCAGCACCACGGACACTTCCGCCCGGAGCATAGCCCGGAACTTTACCGCCTTTCTTCATACGGGGCATAGCTTTATCACCAGCAAACTTACGTTTGCCCATAGCTTTTTCCATACCTTCGCTCTCGTCACGACGGGCTTTCATGCCTTGCATTGCAGGGCCATTACGCTCGCCCATAGACTCGTCTAAACGGTCATTGTAGCCTTGCTTGCCCATCTTGCTCATGGCTACATCTTTCATAGACATGCCACCTTGCTGGTATTTCTTCATTCCTTTCATCTTATCAGCCTCTTCATAGTCTTTGCCTACTGACTGGGGTACCCCAGCTTTTTTGGCAAATTTAGGGTTATTGGCTACTGCAGCCATAAAGTTTTGTTGTTTTTTGCTTTTGCTAGGCATCAGCAATTCCACTTCCGCAAGCTCTTGTTGATCCTGCTATTAGGATCTTTTGCTGTCTTAGAGCTGGTGTTACGTTTCTTCATACCTTCCATACGAGCGCAGAAAGACTTGCGACGTTTGGCAGCTTTAGAACCTTTTTTCAGCTTGCTTGGCTTCGTAGTAACAGCAGTTTTTAACTTGCTGCCGGGGTTAGCCTTACGATAACTAGCAACACCTTTTTTGTTCAAACCGCCAGATTCGCTCTTACCTTCCTTGCGCGTCCACGCAGGAGACTTAGAAACACTGCCGCCTTCTTTATAATAGGCACGCATCTGCGTTACCGGTAAAAGACAGTCGCTGCTGTACAAGCAGTAAAAGTAGCGATAAAAACGTCGTCAGGACATCGGATGCCGTCGTCAGGGATGTTGACCGAATGCGTAGAACTCGCATTAAAGTCCAGATCTAGTACCGTTTGCCCACCATCACCGTTTTCAATAGTGAGGCGGGGCGAGCCAGTAGTAGTCAAAACTTGAATCTGCGTAATACGCGCAGGGCCAACACCTAATGAGCCGGTTCCTGTAATCCGTTTTGATTGGATATCAGAACTAGACATGACTCACTCCCTATGGATGTACCACGGTATTGTAGGCTTGTGCGTACATTACAGTAATAACCGCTACACCAGCAGTTGT